ATGAAGTTGACAGCCAGACAGATAGACACCGCAAAGCCCAAAGATAAATCGTACAAACTCTCCGATGGTGGGGGCATGTACTTAGAAATTTTTCCGAATGGTTCCAAATGTTGGCGGTTAAAATATCGCTTTGCAGGTAAAGAGAAGCGATTGGCATTTGGTACTTATCCCACCGTAACGTTGGCAGAGGCCAGAAACAAAAGGGAAGACGCCAAAAAGATATTGGCAAATGGCGATGATCCGGGGCAAGTTAAAAAGCAGGAAAAAAGAGAAAAGGCTCTCATCGTAAATAACAGCTTCGACAAAATCGCCCTTGAGTGGCACGCTTACAAGGCTCCCAACTGGTCAAAGGGTTATGCAGAAGACCTTTTAGAAGGCTTCACAAAAGATATTTTCCCTTATATTGGCAAGCAAGCTATCACCGATATCAAACCTTTAGACATGCTCACCGTTTTGCGCAAAATGGAACAGCGCGGCGTTCTTGATAAGTTGAAAAAAATCAGGCAGGCATGTAACCAAGTTTTCAGATACGCAATTGTCACAGGAAGAGCAGAATATAATCCTGCTGCTGAACTGGCTGGAGCATTAGCAACACCGAAAGCCAAACATTTCCCGCATTTGAATGTTGATGAATTACCTGCGTTCCTACAGGCACTTTCCCTCTATAGTGGAAGTAAGATTACTCAAATCGCGACCAAATTACTTTTACTTACCGGATTAAGAACAATAGAACTGCGAGCCTCTACTTGGGCAGAAATTGATTTCGATAAAGCAATTTGGGAAATTCCACAAGAACGCATGAAAATGCGTCGGCCTCATATTGTCCCTCTTTCTGAGCAGGCTCTGGCTTTGCTGAGAGAGTTGGAGGCGATCACAGGCAGATTTAACTTTGCTTTTCATGGCAGGAATGATGCAGGTAAGCCAATGAGTGAGGCCGCCATTAATCAGGTTCTTAAACGTATTGGTTATGGTGGAAAAGCCACAGGTCATGGATTCCGCCACACCATGAGCACTATCTTACATGAACAGGGCTATAACACTGCTTGGATTGAAACACAGCTTGCTCATGTTGATAAAAACAGCATACGAGGAACTTATAATCATGCCCAATATCTGGATGGTCGTCGGGAAATGCTGCAATGGTATGCGGATTATATGGAAGCGCTCGAATTAGGAGAGAATGTGATACATGGAAAATTTAAAAAGCGTGCCTAACCGAACCAATATAAAATAATTATTTTTGTTGTTTAATATATAACTATTTATGGTTTTTGTAATCATAAATAGTTATTTTGTGGTCTACAAAACATTGGATTCTTTGTATGAAACAAAGCACTATCCCAGTGTGATGATCTCACATTATAAATTCTGTTTAATTATCCCTGTTCTAACAACGTCCAGAAGCATCAAATATAGACAAGCTAACGGGGAAAATATGTCAAAAATTACTATACCTAAAGAAAATCTTATTCGCTTGCCAGAAGTTCAACGCAGAACTGGTTACAGCAAAGCGTGGCTTTATAAACTTATTGGAGAAAATAAATTTCCCAAACAAGTTAAAATTGGTTCTCGCTCAATTGCTTTTATTGAATCAGAAGTCGATAGCTGGATAGCTAAACGCATTGCCGAATCTCGTGGTGAAATGTAATAAAGAAATATTACTGGCTGATAAGCAGAGAAAACATATTCTCTCATCATGAATAAAAAAATAGCAAATAAAAAGATGATAAATAAAAACATGGCTAATAACCGTGATAGTATTTTATATATAAAAAATCAGGTATGCGATATTTTTATTAATTATATTGCTGTTGATTGGATTGAAAAAGAAAAGGATAACACTGCGAATGTTATCCTTAATTTATTCTCTTTTAAAGAAATAGCTAACTACTGGATTTATTATCGATTAATTAGCTATTGCTCAGATGAAGCTTTAGCTTTGCGCTGGCGGCGTTTGATCTCAGCTTTGACAGAGGTAACGATAAACTGTGCTTTGTTTTCGCCTTCTGAAATATATTTTTCCATTTCTTCTACAACTTCATGTGGAAATCTTGCGTTTAATTGTTGTGACTTAGAATTCTTAGAACCTGTTGCCATTGCTGAACTCCTTATATATAGGTGCGATTCAGTATACACAAAAGGAATTATAAAAAAAGAATTGAAGTGCGATTCAATTACAAGTAAAGTGAATCGCACCTTGAGTGATTCAAGGCAGAAAAGACAACGCCCCGAAGTGCTTGGAACCACTATCGAGGCGTCTAACCACAACGTAAAGGAGATTTACGCTATGGCTGACACACAGTCTAACCAAACTCGCCTAAAATTTACATTCCTAATTGCATCTGGCACTCAGCGGCTGGTGGATATCTACCCGTTACGCTTGATTATCGTTCGGGCAAGCAGTGAAAATGAAGCTCGTCTATTGGCTGGCATGTCCTCTCTGATCTTTGTATCACGTCAGGAGGCACACCATGAGTCATAAAACAATCTCATTAAAACAAGCGCTATATCGCGCAAGTCTTGGTATTTCACTTTTCACGTTCATTAGCAAAAAAGCCAAAAATGAATGCGAAACTAATTTAAATAATCTGATTGCATTGGCGCACGGCATTCATCAGGAGGTTCACCGCGCCTTGTTGAAACATGCTCCGCAGCCACCGATGAATAAATTATTAAGTTGCATTGTATACAGGAAATCCGATCCGTTAGGTCAGGCTTCATTTCGTGCGGGATTATGTACCTCTTTATATGAGGTCATTCTTGAACAGGCAAGCCAACACTGTTCGGAAGAGTTACACGATTTGCTGTCGCTAGCCTGTGATATTAATCAGGAAGTTTACTATTCGCTCTATGCAGCGGTTAATGGCGAGGACGAGTGATCATGAGTCAGGGAAATAATAATCAGAAAAGCCGCCCGTTAGATGTTATTCGAACAGTTAAAACATCAGCCATCAATCACTGGCAAAACTTGTTGCCAGCCTGTGGTGTTGATGTTCCGGCAAAAGGCAAACACGGTGCTTGCCCAATCTGTGGCGGCACTGATCGTTTCCACTTTATCGATGATAACCATCATGGTGACTGGCATTGTCGCCAGTGTGATGAGCCGAATCACGGTGATGGTCTGGATTTAGTGGCAAGAACCAAAGGGATCACGGTCTTTGCCGCCGCTAAGTTGGTAGCTGATGCGCTGGCACTTCCCTTACCCGAATCTCAGCCAATCAAAGAAAAGCCCCGAACAGTGAAATCGATTGCTGAACGTATCACTGCTCTGGTTGCAACTTCTGTCACGGGTGAATCTCCGTATCTGACTAAAAAGGGGCTGCAATGTCCCAATCAGCGGTTATTGAAAGATGGTTCTTTATTGCTGCTCACTCAGACACTGGACGGCACGATCACAGGCGGACAAACCATCAAGCCGAACGGTGAAAAACGCCTTGTCGCTGGTACTCAAAAAAAGGGAAGTTTTATCCCCGTATCCGAGATTACAGGAACGCCAGATACCCTCATTATCACTGAGGGTTATGCCACGGCGTTAACTGTCAGTCAGTTACATGATGGTGTGGTACTGTCGGCGATTGATGAAAGTAATTTATCCACTATTGCCGAGCTGGTCAGAACCCAATGGCCTAACGCAAAAATTATCCTTGCTGCTGATAACGATTGGCACAAACCGGAAGAGCGGGACAAAAACGGCAGGTTAAAAAAGAATGTCGGCAAGATAGCGGCAGAAAAAGCCGCTATAGCGATTAACGGCTGGATAACGTTACCGCCTACGGAATTAAAATCTGATTGGGATGATTATCGCCAGCATCACGGCATTGAGGTAGCAAAGCAGGCATTTAAGAACGGGTTATATCAGGTGGGGGAGAAAAAACTCATGGAAGCAGAAGCGGTGATTATCCACGAAACGAAGCCCAAAAAAGCCAATAACAATCTGGCACAAATGGCAGCCAGTCAGCGCGGGGCACTATTGGTTGAACGTTACGGTAAAGTAGCGGTTAATCCTGATAGCGAAATGGTTTACCACTATAACGGTACAACATGGGAAACCGTGTCGGATAATGAGCTGCGCCGCGCAATGGTGGCAATCTTTGACCAGCACGAAACCCCTTACAGCCCGAACGGGATCAATAACGCTATCTATGCCATGAAATTACAAGTGCCGGTTATTGGGGAACAACGGCAGGATTTAATCGGGTTCAGTAATGGGGTGTATGATTTATCGACTCAACAGTTTACCCCACACCAGCCGGAACACTGGCTAATGAACCATAACAGCATTGAGTTCACCCCGCCTGCTGTCGGCGAAAACTTGCTAGACCATGCTTCTGACTTCTATCGCTGGTTATCCCATGCGGCGGGAAGCAATGAAAACAAGATGAATCGCATTAAAGCCGCCCTGTTTATGATCCTGGCAAACCGTTATGACTGGCAGTTATTTATTGAAGTCACAGGTGATGGCGGCAGCGGTAAAAGTGTGTTTACTTATATTGCGGCTTTATTGGCAGGTGAGCACAATACCGCCAGTGGTAATATGAGAGCACTGGATGAGGCGAGAGGCCGTTATCAGTTTGTCGGGAAAAGCCTGATTACGCTGCCCGATCAGGTTAAATATGTCGGTGAAGGCGCGGGCATTAAGGCGATTACTGGCGGTGATTTAATCGAAGTTGATGGGAAATATGAGAAGCAATTTTCTACGGTCATTAAGGCCGTGGTATTAGCCACCAATAACGAACCGATGAGCTTTACAGAACGTAATGGCGGTATTGCACGGCGGCGGGTGATATTCCCGTTTAATATTCCGGTCAAAGAATCAGAGAAAGATCCACACTTGCCGGAGAAAATCAGCCGGGAATTGCCTGTGATTATCCGCCATTTATTAAACGAATTTGCCGACCAGAACAAAGCTAAAAAACTGCTACAGACGCAACGCGATTCCAACGAAGCGTTAACGGTGAAAAGCAATTCCGATCCGTTGTATCGCTTTTGTGGTTATCTGGTAACCGTCAATGATGCAACTGGGATGAAGATGGGCACTAAGAACATTAGCCCACGAGTGCCGGGGTTGTATCTGTATCATGCTTATCTTTCTTTTATGGAAGCGCACGGCTTTGAACGCCCGTTAACACTGACCAAGTTCGGCGAATCGTTGCCTAAAATTATGCTGGAGTACAAAAAGGAGTATCGGAAAGTGCGAACCAAGAAAGGTTATTCTTATAATGTTGAGTTGTCGGAAGAAGCCGAAGAGTGGTTGCCGTCATTGCCTGAATGCCGGGGCTTTAAATCCCCACTATAAACTTTTTTGGATTAAGTCTGCATTCCATACATCATTTTAATTATCTATCTGTATTTAAAGGAAAATAATAGATGTATAGTTATTTCTTAGCTATACATCAAATATACATTCTCTTCATTAGGATAAAAAAAGGGTGAACAGGGGATACAGTCAGTGAATATCATATTAATTACTGCAAGCCCAGATGTAGCAAGGCTTTGAGAAGAATGTGCAGAGGGTGCATAACTGAGAGGGCGAAAAAGATTTATAGGGGGTATTGGTTAGTAAACCGATAAGAAGATAAAATAGTTTGTTTCAATGCTACGGTTGTAACTTGTTCTATCATACCATTTGTAGTTATAGAAGACGAACTTCTTTCGCTAAATACTGTAACTAAATTTTTTCATAAAAATATTCAATCTAATATCAGAAGCCATTTTTTAAATTTTTAGATAAGATATATATTTTACCTATTTCCTTTTAATTCAAAGTAGAAGAGTTGATTTTATAATATGGAATAAGCTGACACTGTCAGCTTATATTAAAATGAGTTATTTAAAATGTATCAATATATCCTCTATTTTTTTTAGACCAATTCTCGTTCAAGGCATTTGTGATTCTTTGTACAAAATGTAGATCATTAGCTGCATTGGGACCAACATAATCATTTCCCATACAGAATGTTTCAAAACGAAATAGTACTGATTCAAGACCTACTGCCTTCCACTCAGAAGAAAGGTAAGCACCACCTGACATAGAAACTCTTAACTGCCAGTGTTGATCATCTAGTTCAGAACCGATAAGAGCTTTAACATCATTCTCACGGAATTTCCCGTCTTTGGGATAAATTATCATACCCATTCATATCACCTTGTTCAAAGTTTCAGATTAATAACATTACAAAATATATTTATATTATTTACCATAATATACAAAAATTATAACTTTGGTTATAGTTCATATCAAGAATTATTCTAACATTAATTAAACATAAAAACATTCCCGTATTATTTTATAATAAGTGGAAGCAATACGAAATTTATAACTAACTTAAAATAATAATATTTTAATTCCATGATTTGTATGTTTGAACAGCACAATTAGATTTCTTTCTTATTATTTTTATTGTGCTTAAAATTTATCATCATTTTATACAAATAGATCTACTACTTATACAAATAGATCTACTACGGTTTTTTATTCGCATGTTCAACCTGATGAAACTCTATAGACAGAAACACAATGAAAAAACTACTCGAATTACGCAAACAAAAAGCCGATTTAACCCAACAAATGCGTTCGCTGCTGACCAAAGCCGAAACGGAAAAACGCTCACTTAATCCCGATGAAGCCAAACAATTCGACGAGCTGCGCAGCCAATCCGATAACCTGAATACGGAAATTGCCCGTTATGAGTCTTTATCTGATGAAGAACGTAATCAGGCAAAGAATCAGCCAACCAGTAAAACACTCAGCAATGACGAGCTGCGCCACTATATTCTGACTGGTGAAGCCCGTTCCCTGTCTACAAGCGTCCCCGCAGACGGCGGTTATACCGTTATCCCTGAGCTGAATAAGCAGATCATGCAGCAACTGGCTGATGAGTCGGTCATGCGTCGAATCTGTACGATTAAAACCACACGCAGCAACGAATATAAACAACTTGTTTCGGTCGGTGGCGCAGCCGTAATCCACGGGGAAGAAGGCAAGGCGCGTAGTGAGACTGCGACACCAAAGATGGAAGATGTCAGCATCAAGCTGTTTCCTGTCTATGCCTACCCTAAAACCACGCAAGAAATTATCGATTTTAGCGATGTTGATATTTTGGGCTGGTTAACCTCAGAAATTGCAGATACGTTCGTGGATACCGAAGAAACCGATCTGGTGAGCGGTGACGGTAGCAAAAAAGCGAAAGGCTTCCTGTCTTATCCCCGTGATACCCAAACTGACAAGGTACGTGCGTTCGGTACACTACAAAAGCTGGAAGCAACTAGCCTTGAAGCCGATAGCCTGATTGACCTGAAATTCCTGCTCAGGAATAAATATCGTAAAAATGCAGTGTGGGTGATGAACTCCACAACTGCCGCCAAAGTGCAGAAACTGAAAAACGGCAATGGCGATTACATCTGGCGCGAACGTCTGCAAGCGGGTGATCCTGATATGTTGCTGGGCCTACCTGTCCATTATCTCGAATTTATGCCGGATGACATCATTAGTCTGGGGGACTTCAAACGCGGTTACTTCATCGTTGACCATCAAACGGGTATTCGTACTCGTCCCGACAATATCACCGAGCCGGGATTTTATAAGATTCACACCGATAAGTATTTAGGCGGCGGGCTGGTGGACTCTAACGCAATCAAGGTGCTGGAAATCAAAGCCTCTTGATAATCTGGGAGTTTATCGATGAAGAATGATTTTGAAATCCGTACTGCCTCGCTATCTGCCAGTGATAAGAAACTGACAGGCTATGTGATTAAGTGGAACAGCCGATCACAAGTTTTGTGGGATGAATTTGTAGAACAATTCGCCCCTAACGCTTTTAGCGCCAGTCTAGCGGCAAGTGCTGATGTCAGGGCACTTTATGAACATGATCATATGAACCTGTTAGGCCGCACTACGTCCGGTACATTGCAACTTAGCGAAGATACTACCGGATTACGTTTCGAACTCACCCCGCCTGATACGCAGCTAGGACGCGATGTGCTGACACTGGTTGAGCGGGGTGATATTGCCGGAATGAGTTTTGGATTCAGAGCAATAAAAGATCAATGGGATACAAGTCAAGAGCCGTATATCAGAACTGTTTTAGAAGCTGAATTACGAGAAATCACCATCACCAGTTTGCCTGCCTATCCTGAAAGTGGCGTTGAAATTGCCAACCGCTCATTAAACGCAGACAAGCCCTGCAATGTGGATTTGCGCCATTACTGGTTGCAACTGTCCGAGGTGTGATTATGTGGCCTTTTAAGCGTAAAGCCGCTGAGACTCGTAGTATCAGTATTGATGAGTTTCTTTCTCTGGCAGGCATGGTTAATACCAAATCGGGCGAGCATGTTTCACCCTCGACCGCCGAAGGTTTACCTGCCGTGATGAATGCCGTCACGGTGATTAGTGAAGCGGTCGCCACTATGCCCTGTTATCTCTATCGGGTTCAACATCATCAAGGCAAAGAGTCCCGCGCATGGTTGAGTGATCATCCGGTTGATTATTTGCTTAATGAATGTCCTAACGATTGCCAAACACCGTTTCAGTTTAAGCGCACGCTGATGCGTCATTGTCTACTGAATGGTAATGCTTATGCCGTAATTGTCTGGGGCAAAGACGGACAGCCACAATCGTTGCACCCTTACCCACCGTCAGCGGTTGTGCCGCAACGATTATCGGATCACCGCTTTGCTTACACCATCACCGAACCCTATAGCGGCAAGGTCAAAACCTATCTACAGGAAGAAGTTTTGCATTTGCGCTATGCCACCGAAGATGGCTTTCTTGGTCGCTCACCCGTCACTATTTGCCGAGAAACATTGGGTTTAGGATTGGCGCAACAGCGGCACGGAGCAAGCATCATGAAAGAGGGCATGATGGCAGCGGGCGTGATTAAAGCCGCTGACTGGCTGGATGGCATCAAGGGTAATAAAGCATTGGAAGCCCTCGAACGTTATAAAGGCGCTCGTAATGCGGGGAAAACGCCCATTCTTGAAGGCGGGATGGAGTACCAGCAATTAGGCATGAGTAACCAAGATGCCGAATGGCTGGCCTCCCGTCGCTTCACGATTGATGATATCGCCCGTATGTTCAACGTCAGCCCGATCTTTCTGCAAGAGTATTCGAACAGCACCTACAGCAACTTTAGCGAAGCCTCTCGCGCCTTTCTGACCATTACCATGCGCCCGTGGCTCGCCAACTTTGAGCAGCAAATCAAATCTGCCTTACTGATGAATTCACCAAAACGGGGCATTCGTTATCAAGTGGAATTTGATACAGCCGACCTGCTTCGCGCTAATCCGAAAGAACGTTTTCAGAGTTATGAAACTGCCATTAAATCCGGCGTGATGTGCCCGAATGAAGCCCGCGAACGGGAAGGGTTATCGCCCCGTGCCGGTGGCGATGAATTCAGTCAGGCATGGAAACAAACAGTGGAAATCAAACAACAATCGGAGGCCAAAAAATGAGAGCAGGCAGATTACGGCATCGGATAACGATCCGAAAAAATGAAGCCAGTCGGGGTAAATTTGGTGAAGTACTCAATAACTGGGTGGATTTAGCCACGGTCTGGGCAGAAGTGAAAGCGATTAGCGGGCGGGAGCTGGTGGCCTCCGGCGCCGTGTTCTCAGAAGCCACCGTGCGTATCTGGCTGCGTTACCGTGCTGATGTGACTACAGCGAACAGCATTACCTTTCACGGAGCGAACACGACGGGCACAGCTTTTAGCATTATGGCGGTCATCCCCGATGCGAAATACACCCGCCTAGAGTTACTTTGCAAGGGAGGGATATTCCGATGAGCCAGATTGAAATTCCCTTGAACGAAATCAAACAATATTGCCGATTGGATGAGAGCAATACCCTTGATGATGCCTTACTCATGGGCTATGCCGCCGCCGCGCTTGAAGTCTGTCAGCAACATATCGGTAAGCGGTTTGGTGATAATCTGGTTTTTACCCCAGCGATTAAAGTCGGTTGTCTGCTTTATATTGGCTTGTTGTATGAGAATCGGGAAATGGCAACCGATGTTGAGCTAAAAGAAGTGCCTTTTACCATCAAATCACTGTGGTCTGTCTATCGGGATGTGGGGATCTACTGATGCCGTGGCAACCATTAAGGCGTTGTAGTTATCCGAGTTGTAAACAACGGGTACAGTCCGGTCGCTGTGAGGAACATCGGCGGGAACAGAACAGGCAGCGTGGTACACGTACCGAACGTGGCTACAGTAACCGGTGGGGACGTTATCGACTGCAATACCTGAAAGCCTATCCCTTATGTGTCCATTGCCTCGAACAAAACAGTTACACACCCGCCACCATTGTGGATCACATTATCCCAATCAATGGTGATAGTGATGTGTTGTTTTGGCTTGCCTCCAACCATCAAGCGTTATGCCAGACTTGCCATAACCGTAAGACCGTCCAGACAGACCCCATCTCCAAAGCCAAGCGCAAACAGGGAAGCTATCAGGAGCAGGAGGAAGAAGCGGCACGATTGTTGAAATTCGGAATAATAACTAAATGAAATAACGGGGAGGGGTATCAAAAATGACAAACATCCCTCTGAGCGGAACCGCCCCCTCCTTCAATTTTTACGCACGGCAATTTTTTTGAAAATAAATCACAAGGAACAGAGAACATTATGGCAAGAGCGCCCAAACCGCCTACTTATTTAAATGATATTGCCGCCAGTCAATGGAAGGCCAAAAGCAAAATCTTAAACGAGCGGGAAGACCTAAACGCCGCCGACTGGAACAACTTAGAGCTGTATTGCGTCAACTATGCCATTTACCGAAAAGCCGTGGCAGACCTTGATATCAGGGGCTTTAGCATTGTGAATAGTCAGGGCAGTGAAAGCCGTAATCCCTCATTGAGTGCCAAAGCCGACGCTGAAAAAATCATGATAAAAATGTCTTCATTACTGGGTTTTGATCCCGTATCACGGCGCAAAAATCCGGTGGAAACGGAAGAAGAGGACGAACTAGACCGACTATGAACGTATGGGAACAGTACGCTTTTGATATCGAAAACGACACAATTCCGGCCTGTAAACGGGTAAAACAGGCGGTGAAACGCTATCTTAACGACCTGAATAACCCACTTTATGTGTTTGATTCGGAGGTTGTGACGCGGTTTATTGCATTTTCCCGCTACTGTCCGCACGTCAAAGGCCACTTGCGCGGTAAACCCATCATGCTTGAGCCGTGGCAGCAGTTCGCCTTTGCTAATCTGTTCGGCTTCAAAGTCAAAGCAACCGGACGCCGGAAATATCGCAGTGCTTACATTCAGGTACCGCGCAAAAATTCTAAGTCTACCGTTGCCGCAATACTGGCTAACTGGTTTCTGGTGATGGAGAACGGGCAGCAGGATATCTACACCGCCGCCGTGAGTCGGGATCAGGCACGTATTGTGTTTGATGATGCCCGGCAAATGTGTCTGTTATCAAAACCGCTTAAAAAACGGGTCACTGTCCAGCAACACAAAATAACCTATCCGAAGAGCAACAGCCTGTTAAAACCACTGGCCGCCAAAGCCGCCACGATTGAGGGGACTAACCCCAGTCTGGCAATTGTCGATGAGTACCATTTGCACCCTGATAACGCTGTCTATTCTGCCCTTGAGCTAGGAATGGGCGCACGTCCCGAAGGTATTCTGTTTGCCATTACCACTGCGGGCAGTAATGTAATCTCAACCTGTAAACAGCACTATGATTATTGTTGTCAGATATTGGATGGCGAAGAACAAAACGAATCGTTATTTGCCCTGATTTACGAGCTGGACCACGAGAACGAGATTGATGATGAAGCCCTTTGGATCAAGGCCAATCCCAATCTGAATATTTCCGTGGATAGTACCGCTTTGCATGACACCATCCAGAAAGCACGAGGTATTCCGTCACAATGGACAGAAATGCTCACCAAACGCTTTAATATCTGGTGTCAGGGGGAAACGCCGTGGATGGGCGAAGGCGCATGGAAAGCCTGCCAGACAGATTATGATGAAAACGACCTCAAAGGCTTGGAGTGCTACGCCGGACTGGATCTCTCTTCCACAGGCGATATCACCAGCGTCTGCTACATCTTCCCCGTGGATAACGAACTGTTATTACTGACCCGCCATTACCTGCCCGAAACCCAGCTACAGAATCCCGCCAACAAGAATCGGGCTGTTTATCGCCAGTGGGTACAAATGGGCTGGATACGTACCACACAAGGCGATTGCATTGATTATGACCGTATCCGTGATGACATTCTCAAAGACAGCCAATGTTTTGATATCAAGCTGGTGGGCTTTGACTCATGGAATGCCACACACTTACGCACCCAATTACAAGGCGCGGGGCTGGATGTTGAACCCTTCCCGCAAACCTATATGCGTTTTAGCCCAGTGGCAAAATCGGCTGAGGTGTTTGTTAACCGCAAAATCATCCGTCACAACGGTGATCCGGCTCTCGCGTGGGCGATGTCTAATGTCGTGATGGAAACGGACGCAAACGCCAATATCAAACCGAACAAGAAGAAATCCGCGAATAAAATCGATCCTGCAATTGCATTTCTGATGAGCTTTGGCACATGGCAAGTAGAGCATGAAGAGTTTGTGTTTACCTTAAGTGAGGTACAACAGCTACGTCTTAACACATTTAATGGGATATAACGCAAAAAGGTAAACACTTTTACTGATTCGCTTATTGAACCAGATAAACCAATTAGTTAAAGTAGCCTTGCCATTAGCAAAATCTAGTGGTCAGGGATTTGCAACCCTGAGTCAAGAACACTGGTAGGATGTTTCTACCAGTGCGCCTGCTATCACCCTTTCAATGGTGGTTCAGGTAGGGGAGGCTTCGGCCTCGCCGGAATCTTGACCCGGTATTGCAAACCCTGTCTGAATCGCCACCATCAATTTTATTACTTAATGAAAGGGATAGCTGGAATGATTGATATAAAAAAAGACTGGCATCAAGCTGATATAATCGCTGCATTACGTAAACGTGGTACAACCTTAGCGGCTGTTTCTCGTGAAGCAGGACTCAGTTCATCTACACTGGCAAATACTCTTAGCCGTCCGTGGCCTAAAGGCGAATGGATTATTGCTAACTATCTTGAAATACATCCCTCTGAAATTTGGCCTAGTCGCTATTTTGATCAGCATGGTCAACTTATTGAGCGCAGGATTCGCAAAGTTTCTACTGAATAGTTTGATGCTAGTGAAACAAGCCATGAGAAAAAATAATATTTTTGATTATTAATTTGATACTCATGGCTATTTTTTATTTTGCACTATTTTTAGATAAATATAATAACTCAATTATTTAAACTTATAGTTGTTATCTCAACAAATAATAGGAATGAAGTTACCATGTTCTCATTTTAAACAATCTTCCACTTTCGTTTTCATCATGTAAACGAAGGACAATTTCTTCATCATTAAATGCGCTAATTCCAATATTTTCGTGCGGAGGCATATCAGAGTCAATTAGAGTTATAATTTGCTGCAATCCAAAATCAGAGTAGTTTCTAATTACTTTTAATAAATTCTCTTTTTTCCTGTCATCTAGCGATTCAAATACTCCATCATGATAAACAAAACGTGGGAATTTATGAATTGAATTGGCTCTAAGTATAGCCATGTCGAATGCTATACATAAAAGTTTTCGATAAGTAAAACCCAAGTCTGCGCTTGTCGAATTTCCTAATTCATCTAAAATATCAGCTTTAAACTCAAGATGCCCCTCTTTATTTGGAAATACTCTTAAAAGAGCGTTACGGTCAATAACACTATCAACAATCTCACTAAAATACAGCCTGATTGATGAAAAAAGACTGTCTGATTGAGCATTTTGTTTTTCAACATTTAGTTCTATTGATACTTGCAATTGTTCACATTCGCCTTTTAAGTTTCTAACTTCTGTTCTAAGTTCTTGCAAACGATGTATAACTTGTTTCTGCTTTTCTAATGACACTATATCTGCTTTTAATATTACCATTTCATTAGAGTATTTTTTATATTTATCAAAAATGTCAGTGCTACTTAAAAATGATAATTTTTCGGACCTAATTCCCCCTAATTTATTTAATTCTTTATTTATTTCTTGCAGTTCATTATCTATATCTATTAATTCTTCCAGTAAATATTTGTTTCTTTCTTCCGTAATAGCTTTGTTAAATGAAATGAGTTGATGAAAATCTTTTTTTATCTGCCCTTCAAAAAAAACTCCAACTTCTTTAAATAATTTCATTGCTTCATCTGGATTGAATAAAATGTCACCTTGTTTTAAGGATGATTTTATTTTTCTTTTGTTTTGACTTAAATAATACCTTCTTTCATTTAGCTCAGATATTTTTGAATTAATTTCATCTACTAATGACTTTGTTTTTTCTTTATCAAAATCTCGAAAATCAAAGGTGTTTAATAAAATTTGTTTTTTCTCTGATTCTTTTTGTTTTAATAATAACAATCCTTCTATTTTACTAATGTCATCTATTGAACCACCGAGTTCATTTTTGAGAATGTTTTTATTTTTTTCCTTCTGATTTAAGTCAATTTCCTTACTATAAAGTTTAGATATTAATTCAGAATTAAAACCTAACACGTGAGATAAAAATGGTTTCCAGTCAGAATGCTTAGATAAAAATTTACTCAACTGAAATACATCTAAATAGTCTTTTTGTGTACGTAGTAAATATCCAAGCATGTTCCTAAATGACCACGGACTCAATGCCCTAAAATCAAGAAAACCATCAAGTAAAATTTTTGCTTTATCAAATGAAATATTTTTATGATCCCATTTTTCAATAGAAAGAAAAGAAAAATCTTTATGTCTATCTGAGTGTTTTTTAAAGCAAATTTTTGATGGCTCTTTTACACTCCTACGTATAGTTAGATAAGAAAACTCATCAATCTTTATTTCTAGAAAGAATATAAACTCCTCAAAAACATTCATATGCTTAAAAAGGAAAAAGTTTTTTTCACGTTTTGATAAAAGAACAAAGTCTATTAGTCTCCCTAAGGTAGTCTTACCTAGGTTATGAGTATCCTTGCGTCGATTTTCTGGTAAGCGTATCTCAGCTAAGATAACATTCAGGCCTGGCCCAAATTCTATAGGCTCAAAGAGGTCTGATTTATTTGAATATATTTTAGATAGTTTCATTAGGCCCTACATATTCTATAGAATCAATTTTTGTATGATATTCAATCAAACCCATCAAAAAAAGAAAATTCAATGCAGGTAAAAACAGCACTTCCCCACTGTTGATAGTTTTCTTTGCATAGTTTCTCAGTTTATCATAAGAAACCACCCTCTCGTTTTTAAGAAGAACAAGCATTAATAAGGACATGCTTATGATCGTACGATCTGGGTGAGAATGTTTAGAAGGCCTAATCATATGATGTCATTCCTATATCACAATTCCAATACATATAGAATAACACAGCTCGAGTTAGGCGTTTATTCTTATGTTGCTTTAACACCGGGTCACGAGAGATTAACAAATCATATAAATATTCTAAAACTTCATCAAATGATTGATGATTTTTTCTCTTGGAAATTATTTTAAAATGAAAATCCTCAGCAACACCTTCGTACAATTGTAAAAATTTATCATTTTCAGGTGCCGCTAAAAATGCTTGTATTTCTGCTGTATCTTTAAGATATTTTTTCAGCATAGATTGGGAATAGCTAGGTGTCATGGAATTTATCTGATTCTTATCTTCATAAGAAGTTCGTTCTGTAGGCGGAATATCAGATACATTACCAATAATGTTAACCTGTCGTGCTAAGGCTTCAACTACTTCAGCAAGCTCATCTGAACTTACAAGAAGTGGAGAATCAATTGGATCAAGGTCTGCCAGTTTTGCAACTTCGGGAAAACGCTTCAACCAGAGATTCAGTTGTTCTATTCCACATAAATAAATTGAAGATAATTGTATGTTGCATCTCTGAGAAATATACTCGACTATTTCCGCCTCTGCGTTTCCTGTTAATCTACGGTTAGAGAATAGCATATAATAATCCAGTTGATTATTATTTACCATATCTATAATTCGTGGGATTTCTTTTTCAATAACAGTATTTTTAGATGATCTACTAAAAAAATTGAATTCTGAAAAACTTTTATTTTGTCCATTAGTATGTTTAGCTTGAATAATAACAGTTCCTTTCCAAGGCTGAGATTTATTTGGGAACTGTTCTGCAATACCTATAAATTTAGCATCTTTCCCTCCATCAGGGCCCTTAGCAAAACCTTGAACAGAAATTCCAAATAAAGATTGACATAGTACTACGATCAGATTTTCAAATTGTTCATCACTTAAGTTCTCATAAGCATACGTCATAAATATTTTCTTCAAATTCAAGTAATTATGTAAGTCAATATTAAGACACTAACTGAAATAAAAGTTGATTTCTTTTACATAGAACACAAAATTGAAATTTTATTAACATCTTAGTAATTCGAAATATAAATTAAATCATATAAGTTTCAAGAATAACTATAACAGTTGTTATTATAAGTGTGTTGCTAAATAAGAGACTCCATTTTGGACTAAAAATCTGATTTGGGTTTTGTCATTAAAGTAGCAGTATCAGATTGTGTATTACCTTTCCATCCTTAAAAAGGTAGTTATTTATATATAAATCAATCAAGAAAATTTACATGGGGGCATTTTTGGGGGCATGCAAGATAATTGAACTAAATAAAATTATTTAAAAACAATCAATTAAATTATTTTATCGAATCCTGTAGGAGCAAAGCCGAAAGAAAAACCCTACAAACTTGCAGATGGTGGCGGACTATATCTATTGGTTAACCCGAATGGCTCTCGCTATTGGCGGTTAAAGTATCGGATCGCAGGTAAAGAAAAATTACTCGCATTGGGGGTATATCCTGAAATCTCCCTTGCCGAAGCACGAACCAAGAGAAATGATGCGCGGAAGAAGCTATCGGATGGTAATGATCCAATAGAAGAAAAGAGAGCAGAAAAGGCCGCCAGAGCTTTTGCGGTCAATAATAGTTTTGAGTCCATCGCCGTTGAGTGGCACGAACATAAGCGCCCCAATTGATCAAAAGGATATGCCGAAGACATTCTGGAATATCTGAAAAAAGACATCTTTCCGTATATTGGTAAACGTGCTGTTACCGAGATTAAACCTGCTGAAATACTGGCTGTGCTGCGAAAAATGGAGCAACGTGGCGTTTTGGATAAACTGAAAAAAACCAGACAGGCGTGTCGGCAAATTTTTACCTATGCCGTTATTACCGGACGGGCTGAATTCAATCCCGTTACTGACCTTGCCAGCGCACTGAAAACTCCCAAACAAAAGCACTTCCCACACCTTTTAACCGACCAGATGAATGATTTTCTTATCGCCCTGAGTGGTTATAGTGGCAGCCAAGTGACGCAATCAGCGACACGTATGCTGATGCTGACCGGAGTACGTACTATTGAGCTGAGAGAATCGGAATGGACTGAATTCGATTTCGATAACGATCTCTGGCAAATCCCCGCCGAGCGAATGAAAATGCGTCGCCCTCATATTGTCCCACTGTCAAATCAGGTTAAAAGCATTCTTATTAAACTGCATGAGATTACAGGACGCGGGAAATACGTTTTCCCCGGTCGTAACGATGCGGGTAAGCCAATGAGTGAGGCAGCCATCAATCAGGTTATTAAGCGTATTGGTTATGACGGCAGGGCAACAGGCCACGGTTTCCGCCATACCATGAGTACTATCCTGCATGAGCAAGGCTATAACACAGCTTGGATTGAAACTCAGCTTGCTCATGTTGACAAGAACAGCATTCGTGGTACTTACAACCACGCTCAATATCTGGATGGTCGCAGGGAAATGCTGCAATGGTATGCGGATCATATGGAGATGCTGGAACGAGGCGAAAATGTGCTGATTGGAAAATTTGGCAAAAGGGCGTGAATATATGATGATTTTTTACGCAAGTGTGCCCGTGGCACACGCGCCTATTTTTCATACAACATACAAATAAAAAGTCGAATTTCCTATAAAAAATAAATTCAACAAATCGGAAAAACAATTAACGCTGTTCATTTAGTCTTGCTTTTTAAATAATCCGCCTGTCATCAAACAACGTCCACGATGAGCGCTCAAGGACTCGGTAACAGGAGAAAAAATATGACAATGATAGTGTCAAAGGAAAACCTTATTCGTTTGCCGGAAGTTCAACGCAGAACGGGTTATAGCAAAGCGTGGATCTATAAACTGATTAGTGCCGGGGAGTTTCCAAAACAAATCAAACTCGGCTCCCGCTCCGTTGCCTTTATTGAATCAGAAATTGATAACTGGATTGCCCAGCGGATCGCTGAATCACGAGCAGCATAACAGCTAAAAGAACATGGCATAAGAAACGTAATATAAAAAAACAACGCCCCAGTGTGGTGGAACACATCTGAGGCGTCTGACCACAACGTAAAGGAGACTTACGATATGGCTGATACACAGTCTAACCAAACTCACCCTAAATTTACACATTCAGATAATACAGGCAGCCAAAATCCACTTGACCTGATCCAAACCGTGAAAAAATTCGCTATGCATCATTGGGAAAATCTGCTGCCTGCTTGTGGCATCGATATCCCGGGAAAGGGTAAACATGGTGCTTGCCCTGCTTGCGGTGGTACTGACCGTTTTCACTTTATTGATGATCACCATCACGGCAATTGGCATTGCCGCCAATGTGATGCTCCAAACTATGGTGACGGGCTGGATTTAGTGGCAAGAACCAAAGGAATTTCCATCACTGAGGCAGCAAAAATCATTGCAGGCGTACTGGCATTGCCTTTGCCAGAATCCAAGCCCGCCAGAGAAACCATTCAAACTACGCAGTCAATTGCCGAAAAAGTGGCATCACTAATGGCGCAAACTGTCGCTGGTCAATCGCCCTATCTGGCTGCAAAAGGGCTGGATTTTCCTAATCAGCGGCTATTGCTCAATAATTCGACTTTGTTGGCACTGACAACACTGGATAAAAAAGTAACAGGTGCACAAATCATCAAGCCGGATGGAACAAAAAAATTACTGTCCGGTAGCCAGAAAAAAGGCGCATTTATTGCCCTGTCAGAGCTGGAAGCATTCCCAGACACAGTGATTATTACCGAGGGCTATGCTACGGCACTTACAGTTAGCCAGCTTTATAAAGGCACTGTTCTGGCAGCATTGGATGTTGGCAATTTATCTTCGGTTGCCAACGCTGTTCGGGAACGTTGGTCAGGCACAAAAATTATTATTGCAGCAGATAACGACTGGCATCATCCTGACGAACTGGATAAGCACGGCAAACCGAAAGTGAATATCGGTAAGATCTCAGCAGAAAAAGCAGCTACTGTGGTTAGTGGTTGGGTTACTTTACCACCGACAGAGCACAAAGCTGACTGGGACGATTACCGCCAACAATATGGTGTGGAAAGGGCAAAGCTGACCTTTGCTCAGGGGCTTTATCAACCCGCACGAACAAAGAAAAAAGCAACCGCTCAACCTAATGATACCGAATCTTCCAAGCTGACATTATGCCAGATGGGAGCCAGCCTGCGCGGGGAAGTATTACTGGCACGTTATGACGGTGATTTAGCATTGGATGGCGCTTCGGAAACCGTGCATCACTATGATGGTATTGTCTGGCGTCCAGTCAGTGACCGTGATTTAAAACGGGAAATGGTGGCAGCCTTTATGGAAGAGAAACTACCGTACTCACCGCATGGTATTAGCTCTGCGGTGGATGCCCTTAAATTACAGCTTCCCATGATGCAGCAACCAAAGCGACACTTAATCGGGTTCAGTAATGGCGTGTTTGACCTGAAAGCCTGTCAGTTCCGGTCTCACCGTAAAAATGACTGGCTGTTGCTTGCCAATGACGTTGAATTCAATTCCCCTGTTTCGGGGGAAACTCTGCAAAATCATGCACCGCAGTTCTGGCAATGGCTTAACCGGGCAACAGCCAACTGTGAGAACAAGTTTGATCGCGTACTGGCGGCGCTGTTTATGGTATTGGCGAACCGTTACGACTGGCAGCTTTTTCTGGAAGTCACAGGTGCCGGAGGCAGCGGCAAAAGCATCTTTGCTGAAATCTGTTCAATGCTGGCAGGCAAAGGCAACACTGTTTCTGCGAGTATGGCCGCGCTGGAAAACCCGCGGGAACGGGCGCTGATTGTGGGATATTCGTTGATTATCCTGCCAGATCAAACTCGCTATGTGGGAGATGGCTCCGGCATCAAAGCCATTACAGGCGGGGATGAAGTCGCTATCGACCCGAAGCATAAACAACCTTATTCAACCCGCATTCCTGCGGTGGTCTTGGCGGTAAACAATAATGCTATGAGTTTCAGTGATCGCAGTGGTGGCGTATCACGGCGTCGGGTAATCTTCAATTTTTCCGAAGTTGTGCCGGAAAATGAACGTGATCCACTTCTACGGGATAAAATCGCAGCAGAATTGCCTGTGATTATCCGACATCTGCTTTACCGCTTTGCTGATCCACAAACTGCAAGGCGTTTACTGGCAGAGCAACAAAAATCCGTAGAAGCGCTGGATATTAAACGCGGTACAGATCCACTGGTCGATTTTTGCGGCTACCTGATTGCGTCTAAGGAAACTGACGGCCTGTTAATCGGTAATGCGGAGATTGTGCCGTTCAATCCCCGTAAGTACCTTTATCATGCCTACCTTGCCTATATGAAAGGTAATAACCTGAATAAACCTGTTTCCGTAACCCGTTTTGGTATGGATATGCCGGGCGCACTGGCAGAGTACAACCAGCATTACCTGCGCAAGAAAAGCAAATACGGCATTCGTAGTAATCTGAGCCTGAATATCGACACGGCTATTGAGTGGATGCCAAAACTAACAAGGAATGACCAGCCAGAAGAATAATTTATTCTTATTGAAGACATTTTTCCAAGAAAAATAAAAAAGTGTTCACCACTGTTCATTCTGTAGTTTAAATTAGATATATCAACATATTATACCAATCTAACTTGAAGATGCAGGTTTTAAAATCTGAAAATTATCAGTCAGTCGAGTCGTGAGCTCTTTCGCTTTTTCTGGCAAAGTGACATGAAAAAAAGTGACGAAGAGTTTCACGGAAGGTCTTCGCATCCGGAAAATAGATATTGTTACGCACTTGCTCATTCATATACTTCCACAATCGCTCTATCGGATTGAGGTTTGGGCTGTAAGGCGGGAGGTAATGCAATTCAATATTCAGGACATACGCAATATCTTTCACCAACTCGGCTCGATGGTAACCCGCTCCATCCAGAATGAGGTGGATTTTTTGCGAAAGCGGGTAAGTTTCTCGGAGCGCACCGAAGAAATAGGCGATATTTTCGGCATTGATGCGCGGATATTCACGGATCACGGTGTCTTCAATCCGTTGTAAATTCAGGGCGCCCAGAATATTGAGACGGGTACGACTGCCGGTGGTTTCGATCCCTTTTACCTGATTTTTTCCTGCTTTCATCCAGCCATAGCTGAGCTTTGTGGACTGTGAAGGATGCACCGCATCAATAAATAGGATCGGTTCATTCTGCCCCGCTTCCTCTTTCAGTGCCTTGTAGTCATCAATAAATTGTTGCTGTTTGTGCGCATCGAATTTATGAGGAACACCCTTGGGTTTTTTATAGCTGAAACCTTGGCGGTGAAGCCATTTTGTCATTCCGCCCACGCTGAAAGAAACCTGCCAACGGGCTTGGACATAGGCCACAATTTGGGTTGTGGTATGCATCAAATTGGCGGTCAAATAATCAATCAGGTCGGCGGTTTGTTCGGCAGAGAGATGGCTTTCAGAGCCGCCATTTTCTGGGGTGAGCTTTTCCTGCGCGATAAAATCTTTCAGGTGACGGCTGACCGTACTTTCATGAATACGCAAGGCCTGTGCAATCATCTGAGCAGTCCAACCTTCTGAGGCCAAAAGCACCGCCTTAATGCGATCACAGACTCGACTGTCGCGAGTAGTATCATGCATCAATTCAAGGGCGTGTTTTTGTTCTGGTGTCAGATGAATTTTCAT